GGTGATACGAACGTAAAAGCAGTACCGTAAGCACCTAGCTCTAAATACATCTGATGTAATGAGTTATAGGTATTTGAACGTGCGAATATCTCACGCATAATGCGAGAGGTTTTATCCAGCCATGTTCTTACTGGCTCAAACTCCATTAAATCAGTATCAGGCGTAGCTAATCTAAACCAAGGTCTAGCCGGTGAAGTCATGCCTGCCATCATTCCAGACGCTAATGTGTTTAATGCGCGCGTAGCTTTGGAGTTAATGATGTTGTTATGCTTCTTCTTGCCGTTGTTTCTATCTGATTCAAAGAAACGACCAGTGCGAGGCATGATGTGATCGCTGATCTCGCGCCAATGGGTAATGTAGCTACTGCGCTCATTCCACAATGCTTGCTTACGCTTGAGGTGACGCTCTCTTAAAGATTCTTCCATTAAAGTAATGTCCTTCTTTGAGCGTTTTGTCTGATACTTGAAGTCGTACCTGAGTTATTACCTAGACGAATATTGTCAGCAGTCTTTGGTTGCTGCATGGCAATACGCGCATAGCCTGCATCTTTGCCAAATACAGCGAGTGGTGAGCCTTGGTCCATGCGAAAGGTAAAATCACCGCGATCAATTCCAGATACACTTGATTTGTCCAGATCAAAGCCAGATGCATTTATCCATTCTCCTGCTTCAGGGGAAAAGTAAGTATCGGTTGAATTGTTCTTAGGATTAGATGGACCGCCTGATACACCGCCGTTAGAGTACATCTGTTCAGCTACATCAGGAATGAAGGCCATCAAGCCGCCTTCAGGTGTGTATTTAAACTTTGTAACGTAATCGCTCAGTGCCGATTTGCTCTGATTTGATGGGTACATGGCGCTTAGTGTTGAATCTGCGCTCTTACCGGTGCGTCTGTCTAACGCTGCCTGATATGCGCTCATATCAATCTTTACACCATCCGGCAAACCATCACCTTGCAGAACTCCATCTTTGGTAATGGTGTAGCCTGTTTTCTTATCACCTGTTGCCATGCTAGCCACCCAACAAGGTATTCGTGCCTAACTGACCTTGCGGAACGGCATCCCCGTTTGCCCCTGTCAGAATCGTGCCAGAGTTTCCGCTATTGGCTGAAGCGCGTGAGCCTGCAATATTCTTGCGTTTAAATGTTTCCTGCTCTGGCGCTTTTGAAGCTTGTGGTGGTGGTACTGGTGGTGGTGGTTTTGGAATACTTGGGCCGCCTAATCCGCACATAATGAAACTCCTAATCGTTATGTGTAGATTTTATGGCTAGTTTAATTTTGTAAACGCACCCTAGTAATTGAGAGGGTCATACTCTCTATCTGATATAGATTTGGTTGCCAGTCGTTCTATCGCTGTTCTAGGTTTAGGCGTTACATTGTGTGCAAATGTCAAAGCTAAAGCATCTGCCAAGTCCGGACTTCCACCGCCTTGCAAACGCTTTTTAATGTCGTCTTTAGATTCTAAACAACGCTTACCGGCTGCGTCATACCAGTAAACCGGGGTGGATATTTCCTGCTTTAATATTGGATTGTCTGGAATTGAGCCGCCTTCTTTAATCCACTCAGCCATTTCAATCCACATTTCAGATCGTTTGTTGATAAACTGCTTTTCTTTAGTCGCTCTGCCGCCAAATGCAACCTCTACTACATCATGGTTTAACTGTCTTAACCTATCTATAACGCCTGCACCTGCGCCGCTATCAATAAATACCGCGTCTGGCTGCCAATCGTATATCTCAGTAGCAATACGAGAAGCCAAATCCATATTGTTCATGCCGCGAAATACTAAAGGTGGATAAGCCTGTAAGCCCTGCCGTTTAAATATTACCGAACGATCATCACCAAACCTTGCAGGGTCAACACCAATAATCTTAGGTGCAAAACTAATATCGTCAATCGTATATACACGCTTAGCTGCTGCCTCGGCATCGGACAATGAGATTAATTGATTATCACCGGCTGCGCTGAAGTCACATAAATACTCACGCGCAAATGAGGTTTCGCTCATATCACGCCGTAAACGCTCTACTTCATCCTCATCAATGGCGTGTGTGTCATAGACTGTATATCTTGCGCCATACCAGCCTTCTAACTCACTGGCTTTAAAATATAACTCTGAGAATAAGTTAATGCCTGATGGCGTACCGATAAACATAGCCCAACCCTTACGATCAGACAATGCAGGCTGCAATACATCATTCCATATCTCAGGTTTAATCTGCGCTACTTCATCGAGCACAACCCCATCTAGGCGCATACCTCGCAATGCATCAGGGTTATCTGCACCGAATATCCTGATAACCGCGCCATTGTGTTTAAACGTTACTGAACCATCAACCTCAGATATATCTACTGCGCCAACTATACGCAATGGCTCTATCTTTTGTTTAAGCCTCGCCCATGCAATAGCACGAGATTGTTTTAGATATGGTGAAACATAAACAAAGAAGCCCAACTCTTTATCAAACTTTAACGCCTCATTGAGCAATTCCATCAAGGCTAATTCAGTTTTACCGGCTCGTCTGTGCAAAGCTAGTACAGTAAACCGCTGCCTGTTAATGTGGCATTGCTTCTGCCAATCACGCGGATAGTAATTTAGGCGTATATTTTTTTTAATCATTTCTCAGGGACGCCAGTAGCAACCGTTAATGTCAATGAGCCTTCTGTTTGCTGCTTATCTATAATCAACCCCAGCAGTTTAGCCTTCCCCATTGTTGCCGCCGTAGCTGCTGCTGCTTGCGGTGTTTCTGCGCTTAACGCAATTTTCCTGTTTTCATCTAACTCTTTAACCAAGTCATCAACTGTTATTTCATTACGCTTTATTGCCTTCGCTCTTAATTCTTCTATCCTTACCGAGACGTTACCCTTTTTAAGAAGCTCACATGATTTAACGTGAATAGTTTCAGCCTTCATATTTTCTGCATTGTAAGACCTTCGATAAGCCTCACTTGCATTGCCGGCTTCAATGTAAGCAAGACAAAAGTTTTCCTGCTTTTGAGTTAATCCTGCCATATAAAATTTACTCCTGGATCTACTTTAGGTGGTAGCTTCCTTGCGCGCTTTTCCATCCACTTATCGTATCTCTTAATCCACTTTGCTTTAGGCATCCTGATCTCGATACTAACCACGTAAAGCGTTACTCCGTGAATGTATGTGAATGGTAATGTGTATCTGAAGTAACAATAATATCCTCCATAAATCTTGTTATAAAGAAGATGTCTCATATCAACCATATTCAAAGAATATGAGGCTATTTGTAGCAAACCAAACATACAATAGCTATTACCTAATCTATCGCCATAAAAATACTTCATATCAATCCTTTCTGATCATTACTTTAATAGCTGACTTTCCATCGCTATTTATATTTTCAATTTGTACTGATGGTGAGTTTTTGCAAAAATTTACACAAGCAACTATAAGATTTGCATCTTCTTCAGAAAGCTCAGCACAGCCAGAATCACCGCCAAGTATCCCTACAATTCCGAATTTCCCATTAGTATCTTGATACACTTTCCATAACTCTTTTTTTTCATTTTCCATTTTTAAACTCCTTTCAATTGCACCAGGTACGATAGCTTACTATATCCCGAACAGTCCTAATACTCACCCCGAAGCATTTAGATAGCCGCTTATATCCCCATGAGAAACATTCATGCTGGCTACGCATCATGTTGACCTTAGATTCGGTTAGTTTGCATTTAGGATGCGCTTCACCATGTTTAGCATTTTTCATCATTTAACCCTCATGTGATCAGGAAGTATTACCGTGTAACCTTGAAACATAAGTTCATGGGCAAACTTTTTTTCCCCTCCTGGCAGATTTACCAGATAACCTTCGTTTTTAATCACTGTGTAACAGCAGCTAATACCGTTAATGATGATGACCTCTCGCTCTGTCCATTTCTTTGTTTTAGGTTCAAACAAATCTTCTAACTCATTAGCCGCCATGTTTTCCCCTGATTTTAATAGTTAGCCGATAACATCACCGCACTCAGGCTTGAACCGCTTGGGTACTGTCTGCCAGATTTCTTTTTCTCGCTAGTCCAGCGCTGCGTATCGGATAACAAAAACACTCTGGCCCCTGTTACCGGATCAACTGTTCCAGCATTGCCGCTTTCTCTCTGTATTTTTTCCAGCGCCGCCTTCTCTGCAATAAGCTTTGCTTTCCTGATCGAGTTTGCATTTACAGTCTCTACGGAAAACTTCACGCGATACTTCTCGCACAAATCTAGCAGCTGGTTATCTGATAGCTTTGTGGCTGATCGTTTAATCTGGCGCATAGTGCTGAATTTAAGTGATTTCTGTTTTGTGATTACATAGCCAGAATCAACTAGAATCTTCATGTACTTGCGTGAAGTCATCTCAGTACAGTGCAAATGCTCTGCAATGTCGTTAGCGTCTTTAAACTCTGTGCAAAATGCCAGAATCTTTGCAAACTTCTCTGCCCTGCTCCCTTGTTCAATCATGCTCATGCTGCCAACCTCTCTTGTTCTTGTTTCAATGCTTTAAGTTTTGCTTTGTAAGTCTTCTTAATTTCGATTAACTCTTCGCGTGTCCATTTATGCGTTTGATTGTTATTCTCTAAAGCTTCAACTCGTTCAATGCCGATCTTCTCAATAAGTCTTGGGCGATAGTTGACGATATTTCCTGATAGATGGTTGTTACATGGAGCGCACTGTTTGTGTGTATTATCCTCAGAAAATCTAAGAT